GGACACCACTTGATTTTACTGTGTTGCAGCCAACTACTTGGACTCGCAGTACTGATGATACCACAACAAGTACAGGTTTCTTCCTAGACCCTAGCGATACTACCAAAACTCCTGTGCAAATTGGCAGCAGTATTACAAATTATCGTAAGTTTTTAAACACTAACAGCTTGATTAAATTTACTGCACCAACTGGTTATTATTTTGATGCTACTAATACGCTTGTAAACGGTGCTCCAACTCTAACAAGTGATCGTACCGTTATTTGGGCAAGTATTCAAAATGTCACTGGAACTGGTGCAAGTACTGTGTTGGTTGCTGGTCGTAATATTGGTGCAGTTACACTAAGTGAAAGTATTCCAACCGGCGCTATTGTTAGTCGTGTGTATACAACCTTTGCAACTAATATTCAAAATACAACAATTAATGCTATGACCAATTATATTCTAAACAAAACTGAATTTGGTTTAGTTTATGATTATAATAAAACTGCAAGCACAACAAGTGACCCGTGGACAATTATTCCTATAAGCAGCGTCAATATGGGTACTAGCAATCAACTACCACAATTTGATCTTGCTTCACAATATTCAACGAATGATAGCAGTTGGTTAATGTATTTTACAACTGATGGGGTAAGATACACAGTAACATATCGTCAACTTGACTTTGTATTTGGCAGTGGCAAGCAGGTATCTTTTATCGGAACAAGCCCGTTGCCTGTTTATGATGCAGCAACAAATACTATTGTTAAAGATAATATAAGATTATTGACTGTAAACAGTGGAATTTCCCGTGAAGTTAATATGAACATTTATAAAAATGTAGTATTAAATGATGGTTATACTGATAGTACACGCATCTATGTAACTTATCCTGTTAGTAATACTAGCAAGTTGCCAACCGATCCAGATATATTCACTGAGACTACAGATGGTATGAATTATATATTTTATAATACATATATTGACAGTGATAATTTGCTTCGTTTACAGTTATTGCCAACAGGTGCAGTAAATTCAATTTATAAAACTTATAGTGATATTAACTATGTTCGTAATAGTTTTCCAGTAGGAACTGTATTTTATGCGGTATCAGAAGATTCATTCTATCAAATACAATCTGTAAATGGTGTTGTAACAGTAGTTGATGTTACCGCAAATTATTATGCGTATATAGGTCGTCAAGATTTAGTATTTGAATATCAACACAATGCTGAAAATACTCGTCGTCTTGATCCTGCGGCAACTAATCTTATTGACACCTATATTTTAACACGCAGTTATGACGAAGCATATCGTAATTACGTTCTTGATACCACTGGTGTAGTTGCTAAACCTGCTGACCTTGATAGTGTTCAATTAAACAGTTCTTATAGCGGATTGTTTAATTATAAAATGATAAGTGATGAAATGATATTGAATGCAGGCGTATATAAATTGTTATTTGGTACAAAGGCTATCCCAAGTTTACGAGCAAATTTCCAAGTTGTTAAAAATCCTAGCACTACGCTAAGTGATACTGAAGTTAAAAGTCGTGTCATTGATACGGTAAATGCATATTTCAGCTTAGATAACTGGGATTTTGGAGATACTTTCTATTTCAGTGAACTTTCTGGTTATCTTCATAAACAATTAAGTGATTATATAAGTTCTATTGTGCTAATTCCTGCTGATATTAATAGTTATTTTGGTAGTTTATATGAAATTCGTTGTCAACCAAATGAATTATTTTTAAGTGCAGCAACTGTTGAGAATGTTCAAATAGTCCAAGGTGTGTTAAGTGGTATTAACAGTGCTGGCATTGGTCAGTACTATGTGAGTTATTAATAATGGCAAAGCGTAAAAGTGAAGTTTTTCTACCCTCAGTATTCAAGACGTTATCTAATAAGCGTTTCTTAAATGCAACTCTTGATCCGTTGATTCAAGAACCAAATCTTAAGAAATTTTATGGTTATATTGGTCAGCAAGATCAAAGTCCAGTGTTTAATAAGAATGATTATTATATTGCAGAAGGCGACAATTATAGTCAATTTTATCAACTTGAACCAGGCATTGTACTATGGAAGCGCCAACTTGGAACAAACACTTATAAAATTAATAATGTTTATAATTATGTAGATTTACTAAACCAGATTGTTGCAGATGGTGGCATTAATAATGATCATGAACGTTTGTTTAAAAATCGTTATTATAGTTACAATGGGTTTATAGACCTTGACAAGATTACAAATCATCGTCAGTACTATTGGGTGCCAAATGGACCACAAACAGTTGATGTAACTGCAAGTGGCGTTGCTACTGAAAAAAATTATTACTTCCATCGCAACAGTTATGTTGCTAATAACGAAACAGAACTTCAAAGTGCTGCGCTAGGTATTAGTGGATACACTGTTGATGGTTATACCACTGTTATTAATCCAACCATTACCCTAGTTCGTGGTGGCACTTATGAATTTAATATTAGTCAGGGCGGACATAAATTATGGATTCAAACTGAAATTGGAACCAGCGGCGTAAGCAGTGTTCAAAACAACATCTCTACTCGTCAAGTATTGGGTGTAACTAATAACGGTGTTGATACTGGAACTATCACATTTAATGTGCCACAATCAACCGCACAAGATTATTTGTTAAGCTATCCAACCCTAGCACAAAGCGTTGATATGATCGTTGATGGCGTGACCTATCAACAACTTCAAGGTCAAAATTATGATGATTTTATTTTAACTAACGGTTTAGATGGTGTTCGTGCATTTGATACAAAGTATATTGTACTGACCTCAACCACTGGTTGGGGAAGCGTTCCAAGCAGTCAACGCACTGGCATTTGGCAAATCAATGTTCAATCTAATAGAACGATGTCATTAAGTTATGTTACTGGTTGGACTCCGCTTTATAAAGTATTCGTTGGTCAAGGCGATGTATATGGTCACGTTTATGCTTACAAGAGTTCACTAAATGTAATCACTAAATTTCCAACACTAAGCGCACAACAAAGCGTTCTTTTTTATGTTGACCAAGATAATCCTCTTATCTATGGTGAAATTCAACTTGTTGAACCTGATCCTCAGAGTTTGCTCAATGTTGATGATATTATCGGTCGTCCAAATTACACAAGTCCAAATGGTGTACAGTTTACAAGTGGACTTAAGGTAAAGTTTACTGGTTATGTACTGCCTGCTGAATATCAAGGCAACGAATATATTGTTGAAGGCGTTGGCAGCAGTATCAAACTTATAAAATATGATACTTTAGTTACCCCTGAAACTATCAATACAAATCTTGGCAGTTCATTTGGTAACAGTCGTGGATATGATGAAACAGGATATGATGGAACAACTAATAGTCCAGAAGAAAAAGATTATATTACAATAAATCGTGCTAGCGTAGATGGCAATAGTTGGAGTCGTAACAATCGTTGGTTCCATCGTGATGTGCTACAATATGCAGCAGAGAAAAATAACGGAACTTATGCATTTGATGCAACACAGCAAGCAAAACGCCCGATTGTTGAGTTCTTGCCAAATTATAAACTATTCAACTATGGAACAAATTATCGTGGTTCTGTGACTTGTATCGATAGTAAAACCACGGATGCCTTTGCACAAATTGAAGGTTTTAATAATTTTGCTGTACCAAAAACAGTTTATGATTCAGCAAATAACCGATATGTTTATAACACTGATGGTATACAGTTACTAAATGGTGTTACAGTTGCATTCATTAATGATACGAACCCTGATGTTCGTAAAACACTTTATCGTGTTCAAAATAACAGAACTCGTGCAACTTCAAGTTATAACGTTGCAACAAACGCATTTGTCAACAGCGGAACAAATAAATTATTTGTTAATAGTTTTGCCAATTTAGCAATTGGACAGTCAGTAACTCTATTAAATTATATTCCTCCACATACCACTATTGTTGCACTTGATAGCACAAATGGCGTTGTTACAATAAGCAATAATACTATTGCTGAAATTCCTAGTGGAACTACAGTAACCTTTGATAACAGCGCAGACCAAGTACATTTAATTCCCATTGACACATTTGCTGATGGCGACACCATTGTTGCTATGGAAGGTGTAGTTGACCAAGGTAATATGTATTATTATGCAAATGGCAGTTGGACTCGTTCTCAGATTCGCAATAGTCGTCCGCAATTTCCGCTATTTGATATTATTGACGCCAATGGTTATAGTTTAAGTGATCAATCACTATATCCAAGTAGCTCTTTTGCTGGTTCTAAACTATTTGGATATGCAGTTGGAACTGGTGCTCGTGATAGTGAACTTGGATTTCCGTTAGTTTATAAAAGTATTGGTAATCTTGGTGATATTGTATTTGACAACTATTACCAAACAGAAACTTTTAACTATAATCTAAACCAAGCAGACAAAGTATTAAATGTAAACATTGGATATGCTGCGGTTATCAAGGGTTGGAATAATTATACCTTTGCCAATGGTTGGTATCGTGTTCAAGATAAGAGCAAACAATATATAACAAAAACTTTTTCTGCAACTGGTGTTCAGAAAAATAATTTTGATTTAGGTGTTGTATACGCTAACAGTTATTATGAAAAT